CGCTGGTCGTTGTCGGTGTAGCGCACCGGCTTCGGCCGCGCGAAGGTTGAGCCTCTGTGCTCCGCGGTCACGGTGATGACGCTGGAGTCGGTGCCGATGTGGATCGGCATTTGATCCAGCGTGCCGGTCCAGATCGCGGGGGCGTCGATGACATCGTGGGTCATCGGGTGCAGCACCGCCATGCGCACCGAAACTGGCCTGTTCCGAATGTTCTCTTGCAGCGATATGGCGAGCATCTCGTTGGGCACGCCGGAGAGGGTGAACTTGAGCCCCCTGTTGTCTGTGCCGGCTTTGTCGTCCACCGGATCAACTGATCCGAGGTGGCCAAGGGCGAGGTACTCATTGCCGCCGAAGATCACCTTTCGGGTCGCGGTGGTCATGTAGAGCGGTTCGGTGAGCCCCATGTAGACCAGCAGCACAAGAGATAGGCCGGTTCGGTTCAGCACCTTGGCGGCGTCAGCGTCAATCATTCGCATCGGCCTACTCCAGGATCAACTGACCGGTTTCGTCGAGGTGGAGGAACCCATCCCCCAGCAGGAGTGCCCCGCTCAGGATTGCCGACGATCCATCGTCGTCGTTGGGGTCCCAGACCTCCACCAGATCAATCGCAGCGGAATCGAGGTAGCCGGGCCGGTGCACGGTGTCATTGCGCATTGCTGGGCAGGCGAAAAGCGCATAGGGCCGCTGCCACGTCACCGCGGCCCCCGATGAGATGCCGGCGCGGACGCGGTTGACCAATGGCACCGTCATCGTCCCGGCAAGATTCGCGGTGCAGTCGAACGCGACCTGAAAGAGCTGCGTCCCCACCGCAACCCCCAGCATGTCGCCGGCCTTGAGCGTGGCGCCTGGGGTGCAGTTGCCGAGGACGATCTGTGTTGCCCCACGGGCCGCTGCGGTCTGCATGATCGGCGAGCCCTTGAGCGTGCCAACCGGATACGGGCGGCCGGGGTGGTAGATGCGGATGAAGTTGACCCCGCCGGCCAGGAGGTTCAAGAAGGCCTCGGTGTCACCTGATTCAGCAGTGGCAATGCCAGGGGTTGTGAGGCTGCAGGTCCACCGCTCAGCAGCGAACCCAACAGCCTGCAGGGTGCCGTTGAATGGGCTCCTGAACTGCACTCCAGCTTTCGACAGACAAAAGCTCGCCACCGAGGCCTTGAGAGCCTCGGGGAAATCGTAGACGGCCATGTCAGGCTCCCGCGCGCTGCAGTCTTGCGCCGAACTCGGCGCGCAGCACGTCCATGGACCGCTGAATGGCGGCCATGACTTCGGTGCGCTGCGCACCGGCGGCGACATTGATGTTCACAACCTGGTGGTTGCCGCCGCCTGAGCCGAGCTTGTCGTTTGGCGTCACGCTGCCGATCTGCGAACCCATCATCAGGTAGTCACGCCCGCCAACAGACAAGAGCTCGGGGCCCTTCTCGTTGACGCGGTAGAGGCCGCCCGCGGCAACAGGCCCACCAGCAGCACGCTCACCCAGCTTCACGCCATTGATCGGCAAGCTGAAGTCTGTTCCGCTGGCTGGCGCGCCACCTGCCTTTACCGGTGCGCCACCCAGGAATGCACTGAACACAGAGGTCAGCGAGGACTGAATCTGAATCCTCACCAAGTCGGCAATGATGGATTCGGCGAGAGAGCCGAAGTCGGCCTTCCCTGTCACCACGAATTGCGTCAGAGCATTTCCTAGCCCGTTGAACGCGTTTGTGAAAAGTCGCTCCGACTGCTTCGCAACGTTCTTCACTTCGGCGAGGTAGTTCGCCATGGCCTCAGAAGCCCCCACAGAGAAGTCTCTTTCCTTCTCAAGTCTGGCCTCGTAGCCCTTGTCATACGCCTCAAGTTCTGCGGCTTGATAGCGGCTGATGAGGGCGAGGCGTTCCTCGAAAGCCTTGGTTTCGTCTTCGGTCGGGTTGCGGTTCCGGCTGGTCTCTTGGAAAGCGCGCAGGGTGTCGCGGCGCTGCTGCTCGAACCGGTCTTCGATCTGCGAGCGGGCCGCGAGGCGGGAGCGTTCTGCGTTGCCGAGCCCGAGGCCATTAACCTCACGCTCTTGCGCCCTGACTAGTGCGTCGAGGTAGTTCTCGGCTGCCGCCTGTGCATCGCGGTATGACTGCGCCACCTTCTCGGTGGCTGATGTCTGCTGGATGCTGAGGATTACGCCTTGTGCCGCGGTTGAGGCCTGAATGTCGGCAATCTTGGCCTCGTTGTCGGCGATCTCGCGCAGCCGCGCGTTGCGGGCGTTGGCGATCTCTGTCGCATCCTTCCCAACGTCCTTCTCGGCGGCCAGCCGGCGGTTCTCACGCTGCAGGGCTGAGACCTGCGCGGCTTCGTTCAGGCGCAGGAACCCGAGCTTTGCGTCGTAGTAGGCCTTCTCATCAACCAAGCCAGCAGCCCGGGTGGCTTCGAGGATGGCCTCGGAACTTGCGTAGGCGCCTGTCAGGCTGGTGAGTTCGCGCTGTACTTGCGCGATGTAGTCAGCAAGCGAGCTCTTCGGCGGAGCCTCAAAGAACTTCTGACGGATGTCGGCAAGAACCTGCAAGCGTGCAGGATCATCCTTTGCAAGCCCAGCGTTGTCGGCGAGCTTGTTTGCTTTCTCCAACTCCTTTGCAAGCTGGACCTGCTTTGTGAGGCTCTTCTCTTTCAGGTCGTTGAATAGCTTCTCTGCTTCTTGTGTAGCGCTGCGCTTGGCGTCAATCTCTGCGCTGCGAAGTCCAAGGCGCTGGATTTCCTGCAAGGATTCGATTTCTTCCCGGAGAGCCGCTACTCGCGCCGCATTGCGCTCGTTCTGGCCAATGTCTCTTGACTGCGGAAGCTTGCTGATTCGCTCAAGGTTGCGTCTCGCCGCTTCGAGTTGGTCATCTGTCGTGCGGGTTCTGCCAATGCCGCTGATGGCGTCTGCCGCGTCTGATGCGGCGGTCTTAGCTGCTCGCCATGCCTTTTCTAGCAGCCCTACGTTTTGAGCGGCTTGGCCAACACGGGCAGATAGCGCCTCCATCGTGATCGTGATGGCCTTCTGGCGATCACCTGTTTCCTCCAGCTCCTTGATGTTTTGGAGTTGGGCCACCGACAGGAAGTGATACTGCCGGTTCATTTCTTCGGCCCCGCGCGCCACTCCGTTGGATAGGGTGACGAAGCTCTTGACCACCTCATCGGTGGATTGGCCGGTGGCCTTGGCGAAGAGTTGGGCGGCCGTGGCCGTCGCAGAGAGAGACACCTCCGAGAATCGCCCGCTTGAGACGAGACCTTGCAGCGCATCCCGGCTGCTGCTGAGCGTGGTCTTCGTGCCGGCCGCCACGGACGAGACCAGGGCATTGAACTTGCCTTCGGTGATCCCCGCCGCGTTCCCGGTGAGCAGCAGCGAGTTTGCAAACTCCCGGCTCTGCTCGCTGCCCTTGTAGATGGCCAGGCCGAAGCCAACCAGGGCCGCGGCGGCGCCACCGATGGCAACTCGAGCAACGGTGAACAGGCTGCCCACGGCGCGCAATGCCCCGCCGACCCCGCCGAAGGTGCCCGAGAGTTGCGAGCCCTGCTGAATCAGCGCGGTGAGCGGAGACTGGCCGGCCTGAATCTGGACGAACAGGTCTTGCAGCTGGAAGCTCAACTGTTGCGCTTGGTTGGCGTTCAGGCCCGTTTGCTTCGCCTGCGCGGCGAGGTTCTGGGTTGTGCTCTTTGTCGATGCGGCGATCTGCGCTGCGGACGCGGCAACGGCCTGGGCAGCGCTGGCCGTGCCCTGCCCAGACGTCTTGAATGCATCCAGCGCATTGGCTGCGCCTGAGCCAGACTGAGCCACCTTGTCGAGCGCGCCAGCAGCCACGGCGGCACCTGCAGCTGCCTTGCCTGCGCTTGTGCCAACGTCGCCGACCTTCGCCGATACCGCGCCCAGCCCAGCCGCAGCGGAGGCCCCGGAGGTTGAGAGCTTGCGGAACTCCTGCGCCGCGGCTGCCGTGGCCGTGGCCGTGGCGTTTGACTGCCTGGCCAACTCCACCAGCTGCTGCACGCTCTGGCCAAGCCCGCGCGTTTCAGCGAGCATCTCGGCGAATGCACGTTCCAGGCGAGAGGATGCAGACTCTGCGCCCTTCCCGGCCGCGGCCATCTTCTCAAGGGCCTGCGATGCAGTGTTGACCTGGCTGCTGTCAACCGCGAGGACAAGCGATGTGGTTTCTTGCGTCATGCAGTAGCCCAGCAAAAAGCCCGAACTAGTCGGGCTTCGGTTTCTTGGTGCGCATCTCTTCCAGCGCTGCGGATTCGAGGATGCGCAGCGCAGTGAAGGCCTCTGGCCAGTCCGCTCTCGGCACGCCCTCAAGCCGCATCACGGTGGGGAGTACTCCGTAATCCAGGCCAATCGCCCCGCCTGGCCCGACACGCCACTGCGTGCTCATGGCCTCGAACAGCAGGACATGCGGCCAGTTCTCGGGCCACACTTCGACCACCTGCTCAGGCTCAGCGCCTGCGTAGTCTTCCTCTGTGAGGCCGTAGGCCGCGAGTTCTGCCGCTCGATCCGCCGATGGCTCAGGCTTCCTGCGGTAGAGAGCCTGAGCGGCGGCTTTCAGTTTCCCAGGCGCACCTGGGTCAGTTCGGCCATGTACGTGGTAACGATGGCCTTGGCCGCACCGTGGTAGTTCTGGAAGAACTCGTTCAGCGAATCGGCTGTGAAGGGTGCTTCAATGTCCCAGCCGCTGGCGATTTCCAGAACGGTTTGATCGTCCTTACGGTCCTTCGCACCTTCACCCGTGCTGAACTCTTCGAGCTGCTTCTGGGTCTTGTGCTTGAAGGTGACCTTCACCGCCTCGGGCGCACCGCCGGGAACTGGGATCTTGACTTCGGCAGTGAACGTCGGGTTTGCCTTGAGGGTGAGTTTCGATGCCATCCATTTGCTCCAAAGAAAAAGCCCGCGCGGTGGCGGGCTTGGGTTGATTAATCAGGCGTTCGATCAGGTGGCATACCTCACCACTTCGGCCTTCAGGCTCATCGTGACCTGACAGCTCATGATCTGGTTGACGTTCAGGCTCGGGGTCTTGTTGAGCGAGACGTAGGCGTTGTAGAGCAGCTTCGACGCGCTGGGCAGCGTGATGCGGATGGCGCGCGGCAGGCGGTCATCGTTGGCCGCAGAAGCCAGGATGTAGCCCGCCAGAGTTGCATCGTCGGCGATCTCGAACGTGAGGCCGGCCGAGTTCTTGAACGTCGGGATGCGCTTCTGTGAGTCGCCTTCCAGCAGCTGGTAGTCGAGGAACTGCTGTTCGCCACCGCTCGAGCTCGAATTGAGCACTTGGGAAAGCTGGGTCCAACCGGTGATCTTGCGCACCGAGCCCGTGCCGGTGCCGGCCGGGTAGATCGTGGTGGACGTGGTGTCGTACCCTTCCAGCTCGAATGTGTTCGTGGTGACGTTGGCCACCCGAAGGATCTTGTCGGTGAGGCGGGACCAGCCGGAGGTGACCTCCACATAGTCGCCGTTGGCCAGGCCGTGGGCGGTAGAGGTGGCAACTGCCGGGTTGGCGTTGGTGAGGATGGTGACGGTCAGCGCTGAGCCGTAGCCGGAGGCAAGGGCAACGAGTGCGCCGTTGGGCATCGAAATGGCCATGACGGAGAACCTTTCGGGAATGAAAAAAGCCGCCCGAAGGCGGCTTGGTTGAGATGCCCGGAAAGGGCGGTGAGGGAATCAGGGCGTGGTGTCAGCCTGGTAGGCGCAGCTCACGGGGATCACGTCGCGGCCGTCTTCATCGATCGGCGCCGCGGCGCTCATGGGTGATGTGACGGTGACCTTCATGGCGCCC